TCAAAAAGGAATCTCGCCCGCTTCGATATCGATATTCAAGCGCTCGACGAAGCTTCCCTCGGAACTCACGATCTCGACTGTTAAGACCCCTTTTAGCTGATATTTCTCTTGCGGCTCTTCGGTTCCTTGGCCCCATTTCGTCCAAACTGTCTTTTTCGCCTCAACCGCGAGCTGAGCCCACGCTCCGGGTGAGAGTCTTGGCACAGGCGGTTTGATGAAGTGCCTGAGTTGGTCGTTGCTGATTGTTGATTCGCTGAAAGGACATAGCTCTCCATTTTGGCTAAAAGACCATCCCTTGCCAGTGTGGAGATAGATAACCTCAATGTCGGGCGTCCGGCGCTGAGTGTGATTATGAATGTCAATTTTGAAGATGGCCTCAGCTGTCGCAGAGTATTTGGTTTTTGAAAGATCAGCGAACAAGCGTGCAAGAGACACGTGAAATGTGGTAGAGCGACGCTTCTCGAGTTCGGATTTTTGCCATGCGATCTCGTTCAGGAGCTGTTCTTTGAGTTTCTGTATTTTTCCTTCGTAGACAAGATGTCTGTGATGTTTCAGATCAAATGGAATGTCTTCTGTACGTTGGGTAAGCAGTGTACACGGCTTTCCCTTAGCGTGCGCGTAACCAATTTCATAAAAAACGTTAGGGTTTTTTCCGGTAAGATCGGCGATGATGAAGTCCGCTGCATCGATCTGACGATAAATCCGTTCGAGCATCGACTCGCTGTAAATTTGTTCATCGACGCGCTCTGCGACCACCTCAGACTCGATTGCCGCAGCCTGAATACCGAGTTTGTAGATGTCGTCAAATTCGGAGGAAAAAGGCATCAAAACAAAAGCAAAAGGCTTGATGGTCATACCGGCTCCTGTTTGGCCTCATGGGAGGGCACTAAAGTGCATAACATAGAAAGTTGAGACTTTACTTTGTTCTCGAAAAACGCGAAACCCTGCAGCTCTCTGGAGCCACAGGGTTTTCGTTTAAGCTGCTGCCTTATATAGCGCCTTCAGTTCGTCCAAGTCTTCAGCGAGCATGCCGCTATAGGCCGTTGCCGCCGCTTCCGCCAAAGCTTTGGCGAAGGGCGAGTTTCGCACCCATTGGAGCGTTGACTGCCCTTCTTTGGGTTTGACGTGCGCCACAGCGAACCCGTGTTCGTGGTCGTGGGTCAAGACTACATCGCGGATCGTCATCTGCATATCAGGCAAGAAGAATTGAACCTTTGCCAACTTGCGGAAACCCGTGTCACGGTCATAGCCCTTACTGATAGGCTCAATGCTGATAGTCTTTACCTTCACGGCTTTCCCTCCTCTGCTCGAAATGTAATGAAATCCCCTTTCTCCGAAGGCGTCATTAGCTTGATGTTGTATCTGCGGTTATCGCGGGTATCGCGCATGAACCATGTCGTGTTGACGCCCTTTGACTTCGGCTGCATTCGAATGGTGACTTCCACCGTCCTAGTGCCGCTGACCACGCCGTTAAGGTAAATCTCGTCACCATTCAGGACGCGGAACCGGCCAGCCGTGGTGAATTGCAAAGCTGGCGGGCCAGCGCCGGGAATGACGGTCCCGAAGCCGTCATTCGAGTCAGTTGGTTTCCAGAAGCCGAAGGAACGGCGAAGATCGCCGCCCCCGGTCACTGCTGCACCTCCGATGCCTGGGCATTTTGTGACACGCCTAGACGGGCCATGTTCAACGGCTCCATGTACGTATCGCCGCCCGGAACCTTGCTCATGTTCTCGAAGCCGCGAATTTCATCAACCGACAGGAATCCAGCCTCACGGCCAATCTTGTAAGCAGCGTAGCGGGTAGCCAAATCGCCACGAAGCAAGCCGGACAGGTCATGCTCGATGTAGTGCGTTTTTCGAGCCTCCGGCGAAAGCAGCGTCGTGTTGTAGACGCTTTCGATACGCTTGGCCCACGGCGCAAGGACTCGAGTCACAAGGGCGCGACTTTCCTCGCCAATGTTGCTGTAGGTCGCATCGTCGGTAATGCCCACGGCAGACGGCGGAACGCCATAGACGCGGCAGATATCCAGATTTGACAGCTTGCGGCTTTCGAGGAATTCGGAGTCTCGGCTGTTAAACTGGAAAGTTTCGAACTTAGCGCCGCCATCCAGCACCATGACTTCGTTCGCCTTGAGTTGCCCGACAAATCGATCCTTGAATTTCTTGATTGCCTCGTCTTTACCAGCGCCGCCGAGCTTTTCAGGAAACACCAGAGCGCCAGCCGGTCGGAATGCATTCTCAGCCGCTGTGCCTGCCGTGTCCTGTTGAGCCAAGGCAAGGCCGAATGTGGCGCTTGCGATCTGGATAGGCGACAGACCTAGAACGCCGTCTTTCGTCCGGTAGCGCACGTGCAAGATTTCGTCTTGCGTGTAGGTTTCCGTTCCACCGTTCGCCAAAGCGACCTTGTAGCGAAGGCGTCCGGTTGACAGTCGTTCCACCGTGACCGAAGGCGACGGAATTGGATGCAGCGCGGTAATCTGGCTGCGGCCATTCCGTTCAATCCGGGCATAAGCATTGCCGTACATCAGCGCCGAAACATTCATCCATTCCCGGCCCTCAAATGCGGTCAGGAGCGGAGAGAACGTATCTTTCAGCACTGGGTAGAGCGCATGATCAGAAGCCGCTTCCCGGCCACCTTCATCCGTTCTACGGTAGACCTTCAGCGGCACGGCTGCCAGTTGTTCCGCAATTAGCTGGATACACCGATGGGCAACGGCATGGCCGCTGGCCTTCTCAATGTCGGCACGGGCCTGCCAACGCGCACCAAGGAATTTGCCTAGGAACGGATCGCTTGAAGAGACAGCGCGCGTTTCCTTTGTCTTAAACGGCCACATATGCACCTCCTTCCAATTCCAAGATTCGAATGCGGCGCTCCGCGTCTGTCATTGGCTTGCGCGACCGGACAGCAAGAGACGTGCCAGAATATGCCGGGAACGCCTGCACAACGCTTATTTCGCGGAGGTCAATCGCTTTCAGGGTCCGTCGTTCGCCGTGCCATTCGTCGCCGCCTTCAGGCACATTGAAGCCGAAGGACATACCGCCGATATCATGGCGGGCAGCAAGCGAAGCGATATCGCGGCCCAACTGTGTGTCTGGCAAATCTAGTTCGAAACGGAGTCCTTTCTGATCCTCTTCGAGGATCAGGCTGCCCGACGCGCTACGGCCCAACACCTTGCCGGGGTCATGATCGACAAGCGCCAGAATGTCCGGGTTCGAACGAAGCGAAGCACCAAACGCACCAGCCTGAATCACTTCGCTGAAATCGCCAATGCGGGTTTCAAGGTCGAATGTCGCGACGTAGCCCGTCAGTTTCTTTCCTACGGCCTTAACGTCGGTTGCCGCACGCTTTTCAAAGTTGCTCAAAACGATACCTCCCTGAATGGCTGCACAAGGGCGTCAACGCCGAATGCGATTGCTTGTGGTGGTTTCTCCGCTGCGGCCTCGCGAAAGGCAAACCAATGCCCGACTAGCAAAAGCGCCGCATGTTTGACGGGGGGTGAGGCCAGCTTGTCGGTAGGTACGCCGATTTCTGAAATGTAGCCTTCCGCCGCGTTGATGAGTGTCGAGACGTAGGCATCATCCTCCGGGTAATCTACCCGGAGGTGAGCCTTTGCCTCTGCGAGAGAGACAGACGCCATATTAGGCGACGGCCTTCCATGCGAACGCTTCGGGATGGCGGATAGCCACGTCAGCATCAAGGAACGCATGCAGGCGCAGACCGCCCTTAGAAGCGTCGGTGTAAGGGTTGGCGAGAATGTCCACGCCGCTCCAGTAACCAATCATGAGGTTGGCCCATGCGCCGAAGATCAGCGGGTTTTCGCCGCCAATGGTCGGAACCTGATTCGTGGAAACAACGCGCTCATTGTGGAACGTGTCAGCCGTGGAAATCGGGCGCTGCTGGCCATCCTTCAGCTTGCGGGCAACGCCCATCAGCGCCGGGTTGGTCAAGAAACCCGTGGTGCCGGTCACGTCGTCAATCTGGAGTGCTGCGATAAGGTCCGCTGCAATGTCCGTCAGGTCCGTCGCAGTGGTCGCGCTTTCTGTGATTTGCGTCAGGATGCCAACGGGCTGCTTTGCGGCGGCGGTGCCGTTGATCGCAGCGGAGTCGAGAGCCTGCGCAAGAACGAAAGCCAAGTCCTGACGAAGCACGTTTTCGAGCGCAACGCCGTTCTGAAGCAGGAGACGGCGGGAAAGGTACATTTCGCCGGAAACCGTCTTCGGAGACAGCGAAACCTTGTCGAAAGTCGCATCGCTCGCCGTGGTGGCTTCATCTTCGTTCACCCAGTAGGCCTGCGGGCCAGAGGTGAGGCGCGGCAGGTCGAGATTGCCGGTCAGGCCGGAAATGACCGTTGCGCCGAGAGACTGCACAGCCAGAACCGGGCGAAGGCGATCAATGAGGCCGCCGAGGTTCGTTGCGACAGTATTGCCAGCAGTGCCGGTCGTGAGCATCGCGCGGTTTTCGTCGCCGAAGATGAGAGACGTAGGGACCATCACGCCGCGCACTTCGCGACCCTTGGACAGTTCGTCATGGACTTCGCGTTCAACGCCGGTCAGGCTGTCGCCATTGCCCTCGCGGATGGCCTTGGAAACGGAATAGGAACGCAGTTCGCGGGCCATGGCGTCACCCTGCGGTGAGGCTTCGTGGCGCTCGAATTCTGCTATGGTTGCTGCATTCTTGATCTGGCTATCAAGGGCGCGAATTTCGCCTTCGATTGCTGTAAACTTCGCGTTGTCCGGGATCTCGCCGAGGGCCTTAAGTTCGTTGAGCTTTGTGGAACGGGTTTCGCGAAGATGATGAATGTTCAAATAAGTCTCCTTTTCTAGTAAGCGCGCAAAGAGCCATGCCGATGCGGAATTGCTCGGTTGGGTAGGCGCAACAATGTCATGGTTGTTTTACTGCCTTCGGCAGTGCTGCCCGTCCCTCAGTCGGGACAGGCTCGCCGGTTCAAGTCTTTTGCTTGCGTCCGGTGATTGTGGTTATACTCCGTTTTGCTTTCGCATCAACAGTAAATCGTAAAAAGCAAGGAAGTATATTTTCGCGCTGTTTGCTTGACAAAACAGCGGGCACGGATTTTTTATTAGCTGGTTTCCCACCAACGGTTCATAGTTGCTGAGCGCGCTACAGCTGCACTCTCTAACTCTGCGTTTCCCTTCCGTAGCGCTTGAACCTTCCGGTTAGCATGTGGCGGACCTCCCATGGAAAGTCATATAGATCACTCGCTGTCGGATCGTTCTCACGTCGTTCGAACAAGACTAGAAAGTCGTCATCATCCCCAAGATGGATCGGCCAAGCTTTCTCGTATCCCGGCAATTTTGTGTACGGGTTCGCCATTTTGCCTCCTTTTAAGCATCCTCCATAAGACACGCTGGAAGCGAATTATCTTCCTCATGTCGCGCGGCAGTTTGCAATGCCATCGCGAGCGCCACAAGCCCGTCAATGCGCCCGGAGGCTTTCGACTTATCAAGCTTTCGAGCGCCTGATGGGTCTTTCGTGACGACAGCGTTCGCCGCGCACATCCGAAGCAACGGGTTTCCGGCGTGGTTGACCTTCTGTTGCGCGACCGCCACCTCCAACATGTCAACGGCTGGAGACATGTCTTTGTAGCCTTGCCCGAACGGCGTTAGCGGCAACTCAATCGAAGCTTTTGCCAGTTCGCGCCGTAAGTCCTCAATGCGCCAGCGGTCGAATGCAATCTCCTTGATATCGAACCGGCCCGCCTCGTCAGCGATGTATTCCGCAACGGCCTGCGGATCGATGACCTTTCCCGGCAACAGCGTTAGCCTCGCATCCGCCTGCCGCGCCCAAACGTTGTACGGCACGCGGTCATTCTCCGATTTGCCGTCAATATCGAACTGAGGCAGGAAGAACCGAGGCAGGACAGTGAAGCGGCCATCGTCTTCAGGGAAAACCAGCACGAACGCCGTCAAGTCTCGCGCCGCTGACAGGTCAAGAGCGCCATAGCATTCCCGGCCTTCAAGCGCGGCTTCGTCAATAGGCTCTAGATCGCAGTCGTTCCACTCGCGCGCCGCGATGAAGCGTACCGTGCCGTCAATTCTCTGGTTGAGAATCTTGTTGCGGAAGTCCGCTTCCTTTGACGGGATTCGCTGCGCCTGTGCCGCCATGCGTTCAACCTGTTCCAAGGCAAGGAAGTCGCCTAGAGCCGGGTTTGCTTTGATCCACGTATCATAGGACCATGCATCCTCATCCGGGTCAGTGGTGAACAATGCCAGATGGAAGCTTTCGTCTTCGACTTCGCCGGTCTTCACCTTCAGGCCGTAATCAATCATTTCGGAGAAGAAATGCGTGTCGTCTTTCGCCTGTGTGGAAATGACCACAACAAGCGGTTCATCACGCGCGCCAAGGGCCGAATCCATCGCGTCGAACAGATCGCGCTTCACCCAATAACCGGCTTCGTCAGCGAGGAAGAACGATGGCGACAACCCCAACTTTGAATCGGCGTCTGCGCTCACAGCCTTAAGAACGGAGCCTTCACCGGGATAACCGGCCTCGACTTCAATCTCTTTGCTGAATTTGATGATGTTGACACGCTCTGAAAGTTCGACATGGGCCTCCAGCATGGCTTTGCACTCGGCCCACGCTTTACCAGCCTGAATCTTATCCATCGCGCCGAAATACAATTCGCCGCGCTGTTCGGCTTCAGGGCCTACCAGATGGCAAAGGGCAAGCGCCGCGCTCAGTCCTGTCTTTCCGTTCTTGCGGCCCATAGATAGGACGGCGGTTCGTACAGGGCGACGGCCATACTCGTCAGTGGCGTAAATCGGCGCAAGGAATTCTTCGATTTGCCATTCACGCAACTGCATGTTCTGGCCCGCAAGTTTGCCCTGCGTAATTTTCATGTCGTTGACGAATGCGACAACGGCTTCAAGCCGGGTGAGGCCTTCGACCTCCCAAGGAAGCACCTTGCGGTGCTTCGGCTGCCCGCCACTCATGATATCCCCGGTCTTGCCGGATGCTTTCGGCTTTGCGCCGGGTCCACGACGGCCCATAATTGCCTCCTTTCGTTGTTCATTTTTTCATGACGATTTCCTTTTCGTCGTTCAATATTTGAAACTTAGTCTTTGCGAAGGTACCCCACCGGTCCTTAGACGTAGGACTCCCGTCTTTCGATGCCCCCCTACCTTTGGAACGGGGCAGGGAAGCCAGTCAGGTGTCGTTCCAGCCTTCCGGGTCAATCGGGTTGCCATCCACGTCAAAGCCAGCCCATGCCCGCCTGAAGCCGCTGCTCCTGCCTGTCTTAGCGGTGCGTCGGTCCTTCGCGTTGGTCTTGCGGTTATGACAGGATGCGCACATGCTGGTCAGGCCGGACAGGGGAGGGAACGCGTCACCTCCCGCATTGATAGCCTTGTCATGGTCTACGACTTCCGCAATCTCAATGACGCCACGCGCACGGCACGGCTCGCAGACTGGGCATTCCATCAGCTTGGCTATGCGCAGCCGTTGCCACTGAGCCGTGTTATACGGCCATCTGCTCATGAGGGGCGGGCAGCCGAGGCCAAGGGCCGAGCCTTAACAACCTGCGGCTTGACCGGGATAGGCTGTTTCCGCACCGGATCGATACGGCTCAGACGTGCAAACACCTGCCGGTTTTGGTGCATCAGTTTCATTGCACTGCCACCCATTCACCGTGTCCAACGGCTTTAGCCAGACCATGGCGCTTCAGGCGCAGCAGCACCTCGTTGACCTCGTGACGCCCGTAACCCGTCAGCCGTGACAAGATCATAGGCGCTGCCGGTATTGACCGCTTCCGTAGGAGGGCAAGAACCTTTTCGTCTGACTCCGGCAATCCACTCCATGCGACCGGCTTGCCTACCAGCGCGTTGATGACCTGCATATTTTCGGTGTGTGTCCTTTCGTTCATTCGTTTCTCCTTTCGTCTATATCATAGGTACAAACGGTAGTTACGGTAGTTTGCACAAACCGAAATACCCTTACTACCGATACTATTTAATGTGATGCTAGAAGGACTTAGCTAGACTGCCCTCATATTAGCAATTGCGAAACTACCGTAACTACCGTTCCTACCGAATGGTATGGTAGTTTCATTGTCATGAGCTTTTCGGCTCTAGGCCGCGAAGAACCCATTTGCCGCGCCCGATCCTCGTAACCTTCCGGCTGGCACTCAACCGTTTCAGGCTCTTCGAAACGTCAAGCGGCTTTTCGTGGATGATTGCCGCCAGTTCGCTAGGGCCAATCGGATTGCCATTCATGAATCCAAGCTGCTGCAATATCTTGCCGGTCACGTCGCCGTAGCCTTGGCGGTCGCTTTCGTCGCTTTCGGTGTCGATCTCCCAAACACAAGCATCGGCGTCGAACCGCACCCTGAAGTCAAATTCCTGAAAGTCGCGCCCACGGCCATAAAGCCCCAAATCGCCGTCTTCATTTGGGACAAGCAAAATCGTCCCGTCAGCCGCACCCGAAATGCCCCCCGTGCCACTCACACGGTCGAAAGGATCGACCGCGCTGGCGCTACCCTTGTTCGTATGGTGAACGATGACGATGCACACCCGATACTTGTTCGCCAGCTTCGTCAAAGGTCGAACGTCGCCATAATCACGCTCATACGGATCAACCTTGCCCTTGCGCGGTTCTCGAAACATTTTGAGAACGTCCACAATTACCAAGGATGCATCGGGGTGAGCTATCAGCCATTCCTCCAACTCCTTCAGGCCGCCCTTTTCCGCCGTGGGTATCTGGATTTGGAAATCCAGCGCATCGGTGAATGATTCCGCGCCTTCGATTTCCTGCTTTCCCAAGCGGTCCTGAAGGCGAATGAATCCGTCTTCCAGCGCCAAATACAGAACGTCACCTTGTTCGGTTCGATGCCCCATGAACGGAATTCCGGCTTCCACGCAACGGGCCAATTGTAGAGAGAGCCAAGATTTCCCTTGCTTCGGAGGACCGACAAGAAGAAGGCAACCGGCAGGGAACAAGCCCTCCACAATCTGGCGCGGCCTCTCAAATCGCCGCCGCATCAACTGCTTTGCTGTCAGTCTGACTTCTTCGGACTCATCTTCCGGTTCCGGCTTTGGCTTTGATTTCCGCGCTGGCGCGCTAAAGGCTGCCCGCCGTCTACCAATCTTCTCGAAATTGAACTTCCCGCCCCAACCGGGGGACTCGTCTTCTGCATGCGGTTCCATCTTTAATGCGTGGTGCGCGATGCAATGCGTTCATCAAGCCAAGCCGTCACTTCGGAACGAACGTAAGCGATGCGGCGCGCCGATAGTTGGACCGGCTTCGGGAAATGGCCGGTCGCGCTTAAAATACCAAGCTGCATCGCGGAAAATGTGGTTTCGGCGGCAGCCTCCTTTGGCGACATGAGGCGCGGTGGAGATTTTTCGGACATGGATGCTCCTTTGCTGTTTCGTAAGACATTCCTTTCGTCAGCGATGACAGGGCGGGCAGCTGCAAGCCCGTGAGGGCGCGCAGAAATCCAGCCGGTCAAGCCGTGACAAGGTTCAAATTGTTAGGATTTGTTAGGGTCGGCGCATAATGCAGGCAACGTTCTCGACGTGCAGGGCTTCCGCGCTTCAGGTAACAATCAGTCTCCTACACGCAAGATTATTGCGCGTCAACTCCCTTTTTGCACATTTTACGAAAAGGGGCCTCATCGCGCTATTAATCAAGATAAGCACTCCAATCGTCCATCAACTTGCGCCGTTTCGCCAGCGCATCGGACCGACGATAAGCGGCCTCCGTCTTGTCTTTGAGCGTGTGAGCAAGCGCTGTTTCAATGACCTCGCGGGGGTGATGCGTTTCGTCACCGGCCCAGTCTCGGAACGAGGATCGCAAGCCGTGCAATGTCTCTGTGCCGCCCGTGGCTGCCCGGAGGGCTTTCACCATGGCCGTGTCTGATATTGCCTTGCCTTCGCTCTCACCTTCGAAAACAAGCACGCCTGTGGCCATTTCCTGCCGCTCTTTGAGGATTTCCAAGGCACGGGCCGATAGCGGGACTCTGTGCTCCTTGCCTGCCTTCATCCGTTCCGCTGGAATGATCCAAAGCGCGTTCTCAAGATCGATTTCAGACCAAACCGCGCCCCGCGCTTCGCCAGAGCGGGCCGCAGTCAGGCAAGCGAATTCCGCCGCAACAGAGGACACACCTTTAGCCGCCCGCAGCTTCTTGATCACAGCGGGCAACACTTTGTAGTCGATTGCCTCATGATGGCCGCGATATAGCTTTTGGCGGGCAGGGAGCAATTCCTTAAGGCCCCCGCGCCAGTCGGCAGGATTGTCGCCGGTATATAGCCCGCGAGCCTTGGCGTGGTCGATCACTGCTGCAATGCGCATGCGGGTCCGGTCGGCGGTTTCGGGCTTCTCTGTCCAGATGGGTTTGAGCGTCTCAACCACGTCATCACGTGTAATGTCGGCCACGGCCTTCTTGTGCAACGGTGCGGCGTACTTATCGAGCGTCATGCGCCATGCAGCTTTGTGGCCCTTGCTCTTAGACTCGGTCATCTTCTTTTGGATCACGTCTTCCATGATCGCAGCGAAGGTCGGTCGCACCGCCAGTTCCTCACCACGCGCCAGACGCTGCCGGATGCCTTCGGCTTTCTCTCTGGCAAGATCAAGGGAAACGGGCGCAGTTCCTTGGCCGTAGCCGCCAAGTCCTATCTCGGTACGCTTGCCGTCTCGCTTGTAGATGAAGAACCATTGCTTCGAGCCGCCCGCCCGTACACGTAAATAAAGCCCGTCACCGTCGCTATAGATGCCAGCGGTGGAAAGCTTCTTGATCTTCGTTTCCGTGAGCTTGTTGCGTGCCAT